TACAATTAAGTCATAATGTGTTAATAGTAATACAGTAATATAAAGAAAAACAAAGACGTCAAGGAAAGACTTGAAGGAGAGGTATCACATGAAAATTAGAAACTTTGAATATTTTGCAAGCAGAGTAGCAAGAAAGTTTGGTACAGTAATTCAGAGATCTGTATATAATGGTAATAGCGTTTGGTTTGCTAACGGAATGTATATGAATTTAGACGGGGAATTTTTATATATTAGTGACTATTCAAACGGAGTTAACATAGAAGTCATGTCTGTTTTTGTTTATTGTTATAATACACAAAAAGACTTTTTTCACGACTTAGATTTACTTGTAAGTAGCATCAATACAACAGCTAAAGAAACCGCCGACACAAACGGAGAAGATATCACCGAAAGCACAGAACCAGAAGAACCAGAAGAAACAGTAAAAGACATTATGGAAGTAAAGCAATCATTAAATGCACGTTTTGGAAAAGAGCAATGTTTTGATACAGATAGTGTACAGCCGAATAATGCAATAATTGCAAAAATTGAAGATATCAATCATTGTCCTAATCAAAACACCTGCTGTATTGTTTCACCTTATGTACATTGTGATTATAACTATAAATCAGAAGCCTGCATTAAAGCGCATAAGAATTTTAATCATTATTGCGAGCAAGTGCATAAACACATAAAAGCAACACATAATCCAGAATGGCATCACGTTAGCCTTGCTAAACTTGCCACCATTGACAATGATATGTTAGACGAAAAAAGACGTAATTATATATTTCTGTATCATTTGATCAAAGATTTTAGAAAATATGCGTTTGAAATAAAAAGAGAGGATGTATATTTTGACTTAGTATCAAATGTACTTAGACACATTCGCCAGTTATATTTTAATAATGTGATCTCATATAAAGCTTATGAATATGCTGTAAGACACGTTCACGTTGTTAGTGTAGAAAAAGGTTATTTTATGGCAGAAAGGGAAAAAACGTTCGGATTTAAAGAATCACGTAGATATAACGGAACATTAAGATAAATCATAGCTGACTTAACGGCTACACGGAGAGAAAGAAGGAAAACTATGAATTTATACGGGATCGAAAACAGAAACACAATCGGTAAAGCCATTTTGGTAGCAGATAGCAGGACAACAGGCGAGTACTTATCTAACCGCAATCTTAAATATGTAACGTTTGCTGAGGTCCGCGGATATATGAACGTTAATCTTACAACCATTCACCCTTACAATGGTAAATATGGTAAAGGTTTCGTGCGGGTAGTTCCTTGCTACTATAATGGCAAGACATCTACAAACTATATGACAATTCAATATTGGATTGAAAAGTGAGGTAAAGAACATGGATACGTTAACACAGATAAAGAAAAATAGACTTTTACAAGAAAGCAAGGATAAAATTTTAGAAACACCACTTTTTCATAATGACATTATGAAAATGTATGCTTATATCTACGATTGCGTGGCAACAAGTGATACACTGGCGGAGATTCAACTTATGGAAACTGTAAAATCATCACTTGATTTTCTTGTAAGGGGGATTGTAAAATGATTTATTCAATTGTTGCGCTGGGCTTCGACACTGATAATGACTTTCAGCACGATTGCGGCAATATTAAAGCTAAAATATCAAAAAGAGGGGTTTGAGCCCCTCTTTCTTAATTCAATGCAATATTAAATTCTACTCCATATAACTGGATCTCATCAACGTTGGTATAAGTAGCGTATCCGCTTCCGCTGATATCAACTAATTGCAAGTAAATGCTACCACTATCTACTTGTGCTGCATCAAACGGGTTTATAGTGAGAACCGCCATGCTTTGATGATATCCGTTAGCGTCATGAATAACAGCGTTGCAACTGCAGATACTTTGCTCATTCACAAAACTTAAATTATGTGTCATAACCTTGGTAGCAGCATTTGTAAAATTCTTTTTAGGTGTAAAAGCCAAATCAAGGAAACTCGCCACATGTCTAAAGCTACAATGTGCGTTGGTATTAGTCAACACAACAGGCATTTTATAATCATTCAGTGTACAATCAACTCCATCAAGTACGAATTCGCCGTTTCGATTCCATGACGCATATCCACCCATTGCCTTATAAATCATATCAGCAATTGACGCTTGTCCAGTAGCATTAGGGTGTATCTTATCGCTGGCAAGAACTCCCACCCATCTTAAGGCACTGTCAGCGCCGCTTAAAAACTTAAACTTTCCCCAATAGGTTTCATATAAGCTTTTAATTTCATTGTATGCTTTTACTTTTTCTCTGGTAGTAAAACCGATTATAGGTGTTGCAATCCATCCAATGTAAAGTGTCGCGTTTGGTAACTGTGTCATTAAATCAATTGTATCTTGAATGCCACTTTTGATAAGCGAAGCATCGACAAATTGGTCATTCCAACCGCCAGCAACAACAACATATTTCACCTGTTTCTTTTGCTTATCAGAAAGACCTGCTATTGCTTCTGATAGCAGAGCAGAAAAGTGAGTATTTGCACCGAATCCACTACCGCCTAAACTTTTATTAACATAAAAGCTTGTATCACTAAAGTACTTTTCATGTAAGATATCGCACCATGGTTTAACCATGCCGTCGGGTGTGTACCCGTCGCTGTATGAGTCGCCAATTGTAATGATTCCATAGTCTGTTAACCAAGTGTCGATAATATCAGACAATTCGCCGCTTGCCTTTAAATCATCAAGGTAATTGTCAATGGCGGCGATATAGTCCAAATTATCAATATAATTTTGAACGTCTGTTTGCCATTTGTTCCACTGGGTATAGTAATCATCCCATTTGGTATCAAGATCCTTTACAGTTCCCAGTAGCCAATCAAGGTTTAAATTGTGAAAATCTGTATACGGAAAATTTGAAAATGCCATACTGTCACCGCCTTTTATTTAAATTGATCACTAGGAATCACGTTATATTCTTTGCCATCGTCACCCGTAACTAAAATTGGTTCAAAAGCTTTATCAAAATAATGTGGGTCGGGTATTTGTCCAAATTCCATTATATCTATATATATAAAAGCTTTCTTTGTAATATCGGGGATGTAAAAATGTAATTTGGATGGACTGCGAGAATTTACAACTGGAAACATTATAATAGCATTAGTATTAGAATTCGACCACGGTGTTACATATGTAATATTAGTAGCACTTGAAATTCTAATTGTTTTTAAAGAGTACCCGGCTGGAAGCTCATATAGATATACGTGACTAGCTAATTCATCAGCCTCAAAAGATACAGCAATACAACTACCATTAATAGTTTCTTTCATAGTCTACCCCCCTTTTCCCAACCATACCCATCAATAACACCTATTGAAATGGTTTCAAGCTCTTTTCCGCAGTGCATGAAAAATCCATGTCCGATATCAAGCCCTATGTGTCTGCCTTTACCGCCAAAAGTTGTATAAAGTAAATCTCCGTCTTTAGTCTTGGCAGGAGTTGTTATATTTGTGCAACTGTTTATGTATGCTGTCGAATACATAAATTTTCCAGTAACAAGATTGATAAAACCGCTGCAATCAATAACAATCTTTCCCAAACAGAAAGCCTTGATTTGTGCTTTCTGTTGAGCGTTATACTTTTTAAAATAATTTGGTTCAGCGCTCCATAATGACTCAAAAACTTCAGGTGTACACTTCTGTCCCTTCGCTCCGTAAAGGTATGCGTACTTGTCACGGTTTTTGTAAAGCTCTCTTGCTTTTGCAATGTAAGAAACATTCTTATCTGGAATATTATAAATCATTGTTTAATTCTCCTTTTCTTTTACGATTGTTAACAACTCTGTAATAACTTTTGTATTGTTATTCAGAGCGTCAACCCACTTTGCGCTCTCCTGGTCATGCTTCTCATACCAGGTTTTTCTTTCTTCTCGCTGTCTCACATCAAGAGCGTTTACGTACCACATTACAGCTCCTAAACATACGCAAGGCACGCCAACCATTTGTGCAATTTGCGCAATTGCGTTCATAATTTCCATATCACCACACTCCTATTAAAAGTCTATCTGCATAAAGCTTGCAAACCTCATCAAGAAAATTGTAAGCTTTAGACAAATCAATTTCCGCCTGCATCATTTGTTGGGAAGTTGTAACACCTATGTTACCGTGAATTCTTCCATCATGCTTTCCAGTTGTTGTTGATTCATCCACACCATTAGTAACACTTCCATGCGATGTGTCAGAGCCGAAACTTTGTGAATCACTTCCGCTATCCGTTGTGTTATCAGTGTTCGCAACCTCAGGAGTTGAAGAATTGAACGCTGCAACCTTATGTGTACTGTCAGCAACTTTTCCAAAAGTTGTTGTTACAGTACCTTTATTAAATGTTTCTTCTGTATCAACTTTTCCCTTCTGGAAAGTACCGCCGCCAGTGTCAGTCCAACTTTCCATTCTATCATAGTTTTCTATAGGATTATATTCAAGCTGTGTTACTTCCCACAAGTGATCTATAGTCCATTGTAGCGACCGTGCTACACTTGTAACATGCCGTCTTAAGTATTTGGGATCTTGGTAAACAGGCGTCAAATCTCCGTATGATAGTAAAAAGTGTTCAATAAGTTGTTCTTTTGAAACACCTTTAGCATATATATCATTAAAGATATTATTATCATAGTCATACATAGTCGCTATTGGAAGTATAGTTCTCACGTTGTTCACCCCCTTTAATGGTAGGATATCGCAAACGTGCGCGAATGTCAAGGTTAAAATGGGCGTTAACTTTTTCTAAACATTCGTTAATAGTTTCAACCCACAATTCACATTTTGACATCACAGCGTTTTTGGTTTCTTCAACCTCATCTGTAATCATACGCTCTTTTTTCTCTGGTGCAGTATAAATTCCAATTTCCATATCAAAAGCATGTTTGAGTTTTTCAACGCTTTCTAATGCTGACTTTACAACATTATAACATTTCTCGATATCATTGTTAAAGAACTCATACAGCGCTTTTCCAGTTTCCTTATCATATAATGCTTGATTGATTATAACCGCCAACTTTCCTGACATGATATCATCAAAAGCAACTTTAAACGTTTCAGCTGTGCTTTTGTTTTTGGCGGTAAAAATAAAACCAAATTTAGCAAGCGCACTTGCAACATCATGATTAGATAACGCCATGGCAACTCTCTGCGCGTATGAATTTATCAGATCTCCGATACCGCACCAGTCAGGCGCTAATTTGACAATCTCACACTCTTCACCTATAACCAAGTCACCATTAAAACTAGCGTCAAAAGCTGGGTTAGCAACAACATAGTTAGTTGGTTGATACTGCACATCGAACCCATAAGGGTTTCCATGCTGCGGAATGATTCCAAATCTTGCTGTATTCATAACGCAAAAGTTTCCTTTTAAAAACAGTAAAGGATAAATATAATTTTTCGCCCAGTTTGACGGCATACCATCAAAAATGATAAGACTTTCTGCACGTTGCAAAAAGTAGCGAAAGTATGTTGCATAATCCCATGTATTATTAATATGAATCATGTTTGGATTCTGTCTTGATTCATACTCGTTAATAATCGGACTTGATATACCTTCGCCTACGTAATAGCCACTATATACAAAAGGTTTCATTCTATAAACATACCCCCATTCAAAAAGTTATTTATAACCTCTTTTCCATTCTCAGTTGCAGAACACATTACATCTGCATTTTCGCACTTTACATATCCACTCAAACCAGAAAGTGAAACAGGATTACATAGGGGTCTACCAAAATCATTTACATCAACCGTCTTTTGCGTGAAAAATCTACATGTTAATGTACAATAATTTTCTTGCGCTACGCAACCGCTTGAACCGCTCGATGTAACATTAGTTGAAATCAACCCCCCTACTAGAGAAAGTACACCACTGACAGCGCCTAAAGCATTACCAGTTACAGCGCTAGCGATTAAACCTCCCGAACCTTCTACAATATTTCCACCACCATTACTAGAACGGCTAGAGAAACCCACGTTTGCGCCTGCACTACCAAAATAATATCCAAAAACACCTTTACTATTGAAAACGCTTGCGCTAATGTTTCCGTTTATATCCATTTTCATCCCGACATATATTTTTCTGTCTGATTTTATAAAACTTCCATCAATTGGGATTGTACCAATATACGGAATGGCAAGTGTATATTTTGAAAATGGTTCGACATTTCTATAATTAAAATTTTCAACTTGGGGATGGTCTGGGGCTGTAACTGAAACTACATTCCCCCAGATGCTACCATTTGAAATAGCTGTACCAGTACCGCAATTAGGAATCGGGCCAAGTGATATAGAATCGCTACCACCGCCAATTGAGACAGGAATCCAACAAGCTGATATAATATAATCTTGCGTGTTAAAAACTTGTTTTGTGATTACATCGCCAATTTTTGTCCAGTCCGTGAGAGCATCGATAAAAGTTGATGAATACAAATAGTTGCACAACGCTGAAAACTGTTCTGGGCTCAATGCATGAAAAGCGTTTCCGTTTTTCCCTGCTGTTGTAAGTATGATACTTCCTGCATTAGAAAAACCAAAATCAGTTGATACAGCTTGCTGGATCGTTGTACTTGAAGAAGTAGGGAAAAGGGTGTCGGATAATTCCTTATCATAAAGGCTACTAGATCTTGTTACATACAGAGTGTTGTTTAAAATCTCATCTTTGTAGCTTGCCAAATAATCACAAGTACAAGAAATTTCATATGTTGATTCTACATATGTAACATCATTGATAAAATAATATCTACCAAAAGTTTCACAGTAGGCAACATTCCAATCAAAAGGAGAAACACCTTGCAAAATGAACGTTGGATTTTCTACCGATGTGCCACTTTTAAGTACACACGATACACCGTCTGACAACGTAGGTGTTTTCGTGCTATTTACTCTTTTGTCTGATTTTCCGAATTTAACTTCAAATGACATGTATACCCCCATTCAAGAAAAGGGGCTTGCAGCCCCTTTGTTAATCTAATAAAATCAAGATTGCATTTTCTGTAAAGTCGACAGGTGTCTTAAAAGTGTAATGATTCCAACCGTTTCTGTATCCAAAACGTGCGTTTAATGGCTCTGTTGCACTCCATTGATCAACAGGCACTATTCCTAGTGTGTCAATATCCATCATAAGTCCTAAAACGTTCTCGACAGTCTTGTTTGTAAGTGTAAACTTACTTGTACCGTCTGCCTTTACACCTTCTGCGCTACCCTTGATGGTCATTGGATTCTCAGGATCGGTCCAGAAAGTAACTTTTTCATAATCGCCAAGCTCTGCCTTTTCTGGATGGAAAAACTCAGATCCATTTGCTTCAAAATAGTTACCAAATTTGGAAACAAGGTAAAAGCGTAAGTCACTAGCATCTGTGTGTCGATTTACAACTTTTCCTGTGAAATCTCCGTGAAAACGTGTTCCGCGAATAGCAAGGTTTTCTTTTAAGGTTTTCATCTCTGCAGATAGCCAAACCATAAACGGTCTGAAGTCAGCAGGGTTCATGATTGTTTTTGCTGTCATTGCGAGACCTGTTTCAGCGTTATATTTTGTTAACGCATGAAATACTTGTGTTTTCTTACACATGTTTCCTGCAGTCGGTGTTGCACTGCCAGCATCTGCAAGGATAAGCGCGAGGTTTGCGAGCTGGGCTCTAGCGATATTCTCCAGATCAATCTCATAAATGTTTGAAAATTCAGTCATTAACATGGAGAAGTATGACGCTACTCCTGCTTCTGAATCAAACGCCGCATTAATCTGATTCTTATAAATAGTATACTTTCTCGCAAAACTCTGACCACCACTTGCAATTGTAAGAAGTACATCATACTTTACTGGTTTAGTTCCAGCTTTCCAGTCTTGACTTGCTTCGGGTTTAGCAAGCTCAACATTTATGTTCCACTCATCATTGTCAAGGTTGGAATCGTTAACTATCGGCGTAAACTTACGAATATAGTTTCCGTATCTTTCCGTATCCCAAACCATGCCAGAAAGCTTTCTAGAATATGGACGAATTGAAAAAATTGTCTTTGCCAGAACTGTAGGAATAATCTGGTAAAGGTTGTCATCTTCGCGATCAAGACCCATTTTAAAAGTATTCTGCATTTGTCCAAAACTTAAGTTTTGTCCAGTTTTTCTACCTGTGTATTCCTCGTACATGGTATTGAGAATCGCAGAAATTTGTGTATAATTTAAACTTGCCATAGTCTACCCCTTTAGAAAAATCTACTAATATCTGTCTTGTCGTTTGAACCGCCGTAATTAGTCTTACCATTTGCTATCTGTTGTGCTTTTACAAGTGCGGCGGCAAACTTGTCATAGTCAAACGAATTATCTTTCTTCTCATCTGGCTTCTGTTCTTTCTTCTCATCTGTCTTTTGATCTTTCTTATCATCTGGCTTCTGATCTGAAGTAACGTCAAACGCTGTAATTTCTTCTTTACTGTATCCTGCATTTACAAGCTTCAAAATCTCATCAATTTTCATATTTTTAACCTTCTTTCTTTATTTGTTGACAGCTGTAAACAGAATCGAACTGTTCCATTATGATTCAAAGTCATATGCGCTAACCATCTACGCTATACAGCAGTAATAGGCGGTCTGTTTGTCGTCCCCGACCTGCACACGCTGGCTAGCGTTTGGATAGTGCAACCGCCTATTTATTATATAACATTTTATATATTGTTTGTCAATTACAACTTTATAGAATATCATACCATGATACACAATCAAACGATGCTAAAAAATCGCACTGTGTTTCATAGTCTGAAAATGTTATGTCGCCACTTATAAACATTGGCTTTAGATACTTTTTACTACTTGTTTGCCACCTCTCTAGTGATGATGGTGAAGCATCAAAAACATCATCACAATAAGAGCGCATAGGTTTAGTTACGTAAAATTTAAAGTCTGACTTATGCAACCACACGGAAAACAAAGGCGTTTTCATATCGTGAGTATACTCTTTTAAGTTTTGGTGTCTTATTCTGTCATCTTCCAAATCCATAAATTCGTTATCAAGTTCCATTTTTGCTCTGTCTTTTGGAAGATTTCTATAGAAAGCGTTTTGTCTCTTTTTCTCTGAAATAGGAGATTTAAACGGAATTATAAGTGTTGTTTCACACCTATCTACCTGTGTGATTTCAGTTCTTTCTTTTACTGCTCTATAACAGTCAGGTATAAGACGGTATCCAATTAAAATATTAGACATAATCGCGTTAGAGTTCCCAAAAAACCAAGTTCTTATTTTTTCCGTTTCTGAATCAGGGCGGTTTCTGAAAAGGACTTCCATAATATTTTTATATGCCTGAAACTCATTTTTTATAGGGCGGTCGCCTTTTTGTGGTATAAACTCGTCAAAAATTACATCATAAAATCTTGTAAAGTCTATACCAGTTTTATTTTGAAAAGTAGACAGCGAAACACCTACTATAAAAGGTTTATCGTTTTGCATGTCCTCATCTGTCATATATGCTTTGCCATAACCTTTTTTGTCGTTATATTTCAACCGAATATCTTTTCCGAACCAGTCAGGCTTAACAAAGTCGCCTATGGTTGAAAAACTATTTTCAAGTGCAACGTTTGTTCTACGAACATACAAAATCGGATAGTGTCCATCATTCCAGATATCACATATTAGGTGAGATTTTCCAATACCTCGGCCCCCTATTATATTAATATAACGTTGTCCAACGGCGCATATATATTTATAATTCAAATATCCGTTTTCTTTATACAAACTCATATTATCACCTCTTTAACTTAAAAAAGGAAGTCAAAATTGACTTCCTTTTTGATGCGAACAACTTGTTTTCCATCCCAACCACACCCTACCATTATAAGATCAAACAAGCTCAAAGTTCATGTAAGTTCTACCTGCTTTGCTCTGTGAGCGTGTCAGTTTAAACTGTAAATTGTAAGTGTCCATAAAATGGAAGGCGCTTTCTGCTGTCTTGATTACCGTTGGGCTTGATGTAGCTATTGTTACAACTTCGCCTGTCTCAATGTTAGTATGATAGAATATCGCAACTTCTTTTCCGTCATCTGCTGTGTAACGCACATAATCAGTTACATTTACAATGGTGTCGTCTGGTAAATTTTTCATTAACAAATGGCTGTCATTTGCCATCTTAAACATTTCTTTCTTGTCAAATTCTCTTGATTGCAATTCAATTCTCATTTTCATTATCCTCTTTTCTTTTATTAAGGGTTCTTTCCCTTACAAGTATATAATAACTTATTTACAAAAGTTTTGCAAATAAAACGTTATTTACTCAACTATTTCATCAACTATGGCGTAATTCTTTATTTGGTCGTCTGATAGACCTATCTCATAATCGCGTGCTATCATACAACTATAGCCCGTATACTCCGTTATTGCTTCTTTTCCTTGATAATCAACAACTTTTGTTTTTGTGATGGTATCACTATCATTGTACCATATCTGAAAACCACCACTATTTTTAATCTTAAAACCATCTCTAAAGTTATCAAGGTTTTTTATCACTTCAACACCTCTTGATTTTTTGACCCCAGATATTGTACAGCCAAAATAGGTTTTATCCTTTGTTTCTTTATAAGCATTAAAACAGTATTTTTTTGCACCTAAAGTTTTAAAATCTTTGTATTCTGGTTCATACATATTTTCAGATTTTACATCACTTTCGCAATCAAAATATCCAATATAATATTTTTTGCCGTCAATGTCGACAAAACTATTAGTTTTTTCGCAAAGCTCATATATCCAATTATTTAATTCCGTCAATTTGTCAAAATTAAAATTAGTTGCTTTACAACTGTCGGTATCACAGTAAATATATGAACTTTCCGCACATGCTAAAATCCTGCGCAAGTGCTTTCTTGCGTGGGCTGTTGTATATACGCCCCAAACATACGGCAAAACGCTTTTTTCGCTTTGCTCTTCAATGCTTTTTTCATCTGGTATTGAAAAGCCGCTTGTATCAACCTTTTCTTTATATGCAGTATCATTTTCATACCTTGCATATGAAAATTCTTGCCATTCGTTTTCTAAATATACCATAATAGGGTGTATAGGATCTGTTGCCGCCATTCCATATATACCATTTAATTTATTTTTGGCCTTCATCAAGTCGTACTCTGCTTCTTCTCTTTCTTTGCTATTTGGGGCTGTATGTTTCACGGCTATTTTAAGTTTTGTTTTTGCTGTGAAGTACTCCATGATTACACTTCTTACATCATCTGGAATATAGCCATACCGTGCTGTATAGAGACTATCTTCTATAATTTCAATGGTATCAAAATCGTAGCATTCTTCTATTATCGAAAAATCTATATCGGTCACTGTTGTTTCAAGTTCTGCAGCCTTCCACACTCTACCATTGTCAGGGTCGACACCTTGCAAATTACGGCATTTGCTTATAGATAGATACGGATTGTATTGATCTTCTTTAAGTCTTACGTTTGTAAGTTTTATCTGTGCTATCCACGCAAGCTCTTTACTTTTTATGTATTTTAAACATTTTGATGTTACTGGCATTTTTGTAAAAGCTGTCATTGGAAACTGCATCAAAAGAAGCATAGCAGGATACATACTACTTGCATCAAAACTATAAACGTCATGATATATTTTCGCGCACTTTATCATGTTAGCATGGGTATCGCCGCCGCGAAAAGCTTCTTTTAAAAGTTTGTATGTTTTATCTGTTAAAGCTAGCTTTTTCTTTAGAAGTCTTGTGGTAGTTCCTTTTCTTATAGCTCTTTTCATGTCACGTCTCACATAAGATGTACTTGTGAGTGGTACTGTTGCAATTGTATCGCCATCTTTTGTGAGCATGTATGTTATTGCTTCCCATAAGCCTAATGTATCATTGATGATATAGCCCCACTCTATAGGATTGATATAGCTTTCGTTGTGTCTAATTAACGAATAGTCTAAGTCACCTTTTGCTTTTATGTGTTGACATCCAGCCATTTTCTTGGTAAAGTTATCAAGTGACATATTCGTGAGCTTATAACTACACCTCAGTTCAATACCACGTTTCTTTAGACGCCACACAAGCGGTTTACGTTTACCAGTTGCGAACACTTCGCTATAATCGTTTAGATACCCAATCAAAAATGAAAATTCAAAAGGCAGATTATGAACGTAAATTACAAAATAGCGTGATTCACTTGTTTTATAGTAAGTTTGTATTTTATCAAGCAAAGCAATAAAGTCTTTCCAGTATCGGCCTTGCACTTCTTCGCCATCAATACAAGCCGACCACACATACATAAAAGCATCAACAGGCTTTGTCACTTCTTCGCCTTGATCGTCTTTTTCAATCCGTGTCCGTGACGTTGTTTCAATATCAAATGTTCCAAATTGATCAATATAATACGGACTGTCTTTCTTTTTGCCTAAAGGTTTATGCAGAGAAAAGCCGCGTGACGGCACATAGTCCGTCACTGCCTTTACTTCTATATTATCATATTTATTTGATCTATTCAAACATTGAACTATCATAAGTTACAACTCCTGTTTTATATATTTTTTCTGGTTTATTTGCACCCTTTTTTCCCTCAGTTGTTCTTTAAAAAGCGTATGTGCTTGTTTAAACTCACGTGCTTTTTCTTTAGGCGACAAATTGCTATTTTGAATAATTGCAACTCTAAATTCCGCTTGATCTTTTAAATTTGGGTACAAATCTTCATAGTAACTAAACAATTTATCAAGTTCTTTTCTATTATCAGTTTGCAACGCTTCAGTTAACATTGTTGTAATTTGATCGCTACCCAACTTTGCATAATTCTTATCATTTAAGTAGTGCAACGTATTAAAAAGCTTTTCAACAACACTTTTTGGTAGTTTTGAAATATCAATGCCGTAATGCTCTTCAAACTTTTCTGTTCTCTTTTGTTCTACCTCTATACTGCCTTTTGCAGTTGAAGATTTTGCTTCAAGATAATGCAAAAGCTTGTTTTCAAGCGCTCTCAATTCACGAATTGAAAAGTCTTTATAAACTGCCTTGCCTGTTGACACATAAGAAGCATTATAGGCAACATGCTTATTAAAGTAGTCAACAGCATCCTGATATCTGAAAAGGGCTGTTCTATCCTCTGTGATTCTGCCTTTTGATATTGCTGTTGTTAGTGTTTTGGCACGCTTGTTCGCAACGTTGGCAAGTTTGCCAACACGAGCGATATATTCTGACTTACTAGAAGTTGTTTCGATAGAATCATAATGCCAACGTGTGAAATATTTTGCCTGAATTTCTGTCTGTTTCATAATTCGATACCCCCCTTTGCTAATCTTTCTTTAATTATATCATATTTGTAGTTATGTGGTGTTATTTCTCTAAAAATCTTTGCTATTGAATCTTTACTATAAGCATTCTGTTTAAGAACTAAAACTATGAAGTCAACTGCTTCAAGTCCCTCACGTGTTCGACACGCTACTGATTTGGGGGAGTCATTCCAATTATCATCCTTTATATCATGTACAGCTTGATCTATAATTGCTTGTAATAAATTTTCATAAGGTGTTAATTTTGATGATACTATGCCATCTGATATTCTTTTAATCATTTTTGTTATCTCCTTTAGTTTTTTCTTTTTATTGTATCATGGAGTTGTTAACAAATAAAGGATAAATTATGAACAGAATGTTAATAAATTATTGTTATAGTTGGTATAGAACAAAGATACGAACAAATGTATTTACTCGAACAGATGTATCAATAGCCGAGCTGACAAGCG